TGGAATTCCCGGATGACACGGGCAACGGCCATCAGTTTCCCGCGTCAGCGTCCCGCCCACGGGCCTCGGACATGGCCTCAACGAGGTCATAGAAGTCACCGACGCTCGGGTTAGTCGCCTTGAACGCGGCCCACTGGTCCTCACCCAGGACGAGCGCGGTAGCAACAAGCTCGTCGTCCGTCTCCAGGACCGCCAGGGGGAAGGCGCGCGGGTCGGTAGGAACTTCGTAGGTGAGGCCCTTGAACTCGAACGAGATAGGGAGCTTCTCAGCCTCGGCCTTGGCCGCAACCGCCTTCGGGGCGCCAGGCTTACGGGAGGTGGAGCGAGTGTTAGAAGTAGGCATGGGGTCTCCTGAAAACATGGGGTGGGGTAAGAGAGAGTGCCGGGGGCGTAACCCTGCCCCGGCTCAGGGCATTACTCAGGGGGTGTCGGTGATGTCGTCGTTGGTGAGGACGTAACCGAGGTTTCCGTCAAAGTCCATGGCTTCGATGGTCAGCTCATACTTGCCGTTTTCGGTCCGGTTGAGCTGGATAGCTCCACGGTCCGAGATCATGGCGCGAGAAACGACACAACGGCTTCGGATGGAACCCTGATTCCAGTCAATGACAATCGAGATCTCATCCAGCTCTGGAGTGCTCGACAGGTCGAGTCGGAACGTGCCGGTAGGCGTAGGGGTCTGGCCCTCGGTCATGACCTCAACCCACTTGGCACCCCAGAAAAGCTCGGTCGTGAGCTGGTTGGTTTCCTGGAGAGTCGCCTTAACGGAGAAGGAAGCCGACTGGACGTTGTACAAAACGGGTACAGCGCTCTGCCATGCGTTGACAGGGTTCGTCTGAATGGTCGGCGTAAGCGTCACGCCGCCCTCGTCCACATAACCGAGAGCCTTGTAGCCGGCAGGGGGAGTGTTGGCCGTGCCCAGATCCTTTGGGACGACCGTCCCACCGGTAGCACCGAGGACAGGAGCAGGGGCAATGTAGATGGCACCGTTAGGCGCAAAACGAATCTTCTGCGGAGAGTTAGCCATGTGGCCTCCGGAGGGCATAGAAAAAGCCCCCCACGGGTGGAGGGCAACGGCATAAAAGGGGGGATCAAGCAGACGTGAAGTAGACCTCTACTTCTCCGCCGTACATGTGCTCACGAGAGGAATCGTCCGGGTAATAGCGAGGGAGGGCGATGTCTCGCACGTCCAGTACCTCAGCACCGGCAACGGCCGTTCCTGGAAGCTCTTCTAGGAGCTTCTCCCGGACCAGCAAGGCGAGATCAATGCAGTCCTTACGGTCGAGTGAGTACACGTCATACTCGACGTGAGCGCAGTCCTCTGCATCACGGACAACCCGGTAACCCCCGGACGTCTCAAGGTAGATGCAGGTATCTCCGGTCACATGCTCTGTCATGTCGCCGATAGGGGCGCCTGTAGGGATCTCAGGATGGTTCCTGAGGAACGTCACGAGGAACTCGACGGGATCTAGTCTCAATCAATCCTCGCCTTCAGTAGTGCACCCTTGAGCCAGCGTCGGCCGGGGTGCCGGCGGCCCCCTCGGTCGGTGAAGCCCTTTTCCAAGAGCATTGCGTGTCGGACTCGGTCATTGGCCTCGGTGTAGACACCCGCGTACCAACCGTTTTTGTCCATGGCCACAGTGGATTCGATCTGGTTCCGAATGGAGTTCCACGAGGAGCGGGCTCCCGCACCGCGCTTAGGAGAGTCGCCCTTAGCTCGGGCCTCAATCCTTTTGGCTGCGTACTCCAGAAGCTCCTTCGTCCCAAAGGACGAGTACAGCTCCTTTTCCCAGCCCCTCCGGAACGTGACCTTTGCTCGGGCCTCACTCACTTCACGGCCCTCCAAGCCGTCAGCTTGATGTGCCGACGAGAGGTCTGTGTGTGGTGGCGAGGCTCTCCGTCGATCTCGAACCAGTGGCCTTCGATCTTGAGCCTGTCTGTGGCTGTCACGTCGACGTCCAGGGGGAGGAAGATAGACCGACGTTCCTGGGAGACGGACCGGTTGGGGGTGTAGGACTCATAGGCCTTGTCAGGCTGGACACTGCCCAGGCCATCCCAGAGCTTCACGGCCTGGTCCCAGTCCTTACGACTGGTGTAGGCGTTCTGAGAATCCGCGGTGGTCCGCCAGACCTCAACAGGGTCAGTGAACATGTGGTGGGCCCTCTCTCCGGAGGGTGATCACACCAACGCCTCGACGTCTGTACGGCTTGAGGGCCGTCCTCGTGAGGGCGGACAGAGCCTGAGTGCTGGAAGCTCCGGAGAACTCCACCTCAACCTCTCCCACCCTCTCTCTGGTGACACCAGGAGAGACAGCGAGCCAGCGCATGACCTCACTACAGGCCACGGCCTTGAGGGAGGCCGGGGGAATGGGGTAGCCCCAAGAGGCTGTGAGGGTCACAGGGCCCTCGGGCCAGTTGTCGGCAACGAGCTGCCTGCCGTTGAAGGTCCAGCCCTCTACGGCCTGGCCGTCGATCTCGACAGCTGACACGGACAGGAAGGTGAGGTATCGGGCTGGCACGTCCAGCCGGCACCCGCCCTCAGAGATGAGGACAAGCTCTTGGTCCTGGCGCCGCGTGAGGTCCCTACCGCAGTAGTCCTCCATCAGGCCTGTGACGTCATCTAGAAAAGCAGTAATCCGGGGGGATTCACCCGGAGAGACGGGCTGCCCAAGACGGGCAGCCACGTCCTCAGCGGTAGCCAGTGGCATTCAACCTCCCTAGGTAGTTACGGGAGATCAGGGAGCCGGAACCTCGGTGATGCTGATCTTGAGGCCTCGGACGAACTTCTCACCAATGGTCGTGCCACGGACCGCGTAATCCGGGTCTTCCTTGACGGTCGCGAGACCGTACATGGTGTCAAGGCCGATGGTGTCCGACTTCTTGTTGTAGTCGTAATCCACCAGCATCCGGGTAGCGATGCCGTTGACGTTCTGAATGGAGCCGGTAACGGCACCCATCGGAAGCGACGGGCAAGCCGAAGCCAGGAGCATTGCCGACTTGTGGAAGAGGTACAGCTCCAGGCCGAACGAGTTGTGGACCACAATGTCAAAGCCGTAGATACGGCCGACAGTCGCCCGACGAAGAGCGTTCGTGTCACCCGAGTAGTCGACTGCAACGAACTCGGGGTCCTTGAGGAGAATGGCCTCAACCTCAGGGCCACCAATGAGATAGCGCTCAGAGGCAGGGACGTTGGCGAGGTTCAGCGCCATACGCGCATCGACAAGCGCGGTACGGATGCCGAGAGCACGCTTAGTCAGCGTGTCCGCCGTGCCGTCCGAAACTGGGATGGAAACCGCGAGGTCACCACCAACGGCGTTCTTCTGACCAGCGGTCAGGCTGGACCGGTTGATGTTCGCCTTGATGAACGCAGCCACGGTGTCATCGAAGTACTCGGCAAAACCGCGAGTCAGCTTCGAGAGAACCTGAGAACCGAACTCCCGGAGGTCGAAGGCAACCGACTCCATACCGAGAGAGGTAGCGTTCTGAGCCAGCGTGGTGAGCTGGACCGGGAAACGCGACTCGTTCACGAACCCGTTAGGGGCCCGGCGGTCCACAGACGGAAGCGGCCGATCAGTGGCCGCAGCAAAGACGTTCTTGTCGCCAGTGATGGGGTTCACGACAGGGGACGAGATACCACCGGCCTGAACCGGAATACCCCGGCTCTCACGGTTGACGTTGATGACGTCGCCGATGCCACCTCGGAAGTTCAGTTCCGAGTACCGGGCGGGAAGGCCACCAAGGGTGAGCTGACGGTCCAGAATCCCCAGGGCCGCAATGGTGACCTGCTGGGGATCAAGATTAAAGTGATGCTGAGTTGGCATTCAGCCTCCAAAGGGGCATAAAAAAAGCCCCCCAGGAGTGGAGGGCTGCGCTAAAAGGGAGTCTTACAGGAAGGAATTACCTGCGATGTAGTCGGCAAGATCAGACGGGTTGAGGCTGGAAAACTTGCCGTCACCCCCACGGTTGTGGCCGGCACCAGCGATCTGGGGAAAGCCAGGGGCGGGGGACTGCTGCTTAGGCAGGGACTCAATGAACGCCTTCACCGCATCCGCCTTAGGGCGGGAGTCGTCTCCCGTGAAGCGGGTGAGGTCGAGGAAGGAGAGGTCTGGAAGCTCTGCACCGACGGCAACGGCCTGGAGCCGAAGTTCAGCGGTCACCAGCTCCGAGGAGACTTCACCGAGGGCGGACGTCCGGCCCTCCGTCTTGGCGGCCTCAATGGCGGCCTGCTGGGCTGCCTGGACCGTCTGAAGCTCTGTGCGGGCAGTGTTGTAGTTCGTCTCGTTCTGACGGCTGAGGGCCTTCCAGCGGTCCCGGTCAGTGATCAGCTCCTCAACCGTTGGTGCGGTCGGTGGAACTGGAGGGTTCGGCGGAGTCGAAGCAGGATTGCCCTCGCTCGACGTGCTACCAGGCTGACCAGTGTTCTCTTCGTTCTGAGTCGGCATACTGTGATTCCATTTCGGAAGGACTCACCATTTCGGCGGGTCAGTTCTTAGCCTCGTTGATCTTCCGGTTAGCATTCCCGGAGTTGCCCTGCGGAGGCTTGATTGCAGGAGTTGCGGGCTCAGGCTTCGGCATAAGTTTCTGAATCTCAGCAGCCGCCTTGGCGTCGTCCTTACGCATTTCGCGGAAGGAGTCAATCTGAGCAGCGCTGAAACCAGCCTCAGACCAGAGGATTTCCTCCGGTACGTTGAGCTGCTTGAGCTTGAGAAGTGCGTCAATGTGCTGGGCTTCGGTCCTGTACTCAGGATCACGCCAACGGGTTTCCATCTCGAATGCGTCCTGACGCTTGTCACCCTTAACGCGGAAACAAAGCCGGACGACCCTTTCCCAGGCCTCACCGAAGTGGAGCATCCGTTCCCGGACCTTGGCCACTAGTCCGGCCTCGGCCGAGATGATGGCCTCACCAGAAGGGGTGGAGGCCGAGTTCACGAGGAAGTAATGGGAGGGGACTCGGGAGACAGAAGCAAGGTGCTGGACAAGCATGTCCACCAGGACCACGTAATTCTTGAGGTCCGCAGCCTGGAAGACACCGAACTTGGCTCCGGGGTCCTCGGCCTGGAGGAGTTTGTCTAGACCGACGTTGAACGGAGCCACCGGCTTACCGTTCTCGTCTTCCTGGATCTCAAGGCCAGTGACCCAACGCTGTGGGTACGCCGCCATTTCAGATGCCGTCAGGGCATCCATGGTGATCTTGTTAATCGCGTCCTGAATCGGAATGCAGTTAGCAAGATCCGAGTACGGCTCACCAGAGAGGCGGGAGCGGTTCTCAAAGGGGACCACCGGGACGACACCGAGGGGGTTGGGCACCTTCGTGCCTCGGTCCCATTCGGTCGTGCCGTAGGCCACCTCGTACACGTAGTCCTCGGTCCACAAGGTGACCTGCTGTCGACCCCATGAGTCCATCTCGAACCGAGCTGCGGCCTCCAACTCCCAGAGGGAGCCTGCCTTGTAGCAGACCGCCATACGGTCACCAGAGACAGGCGTGATGGTCGGCTCCCCGTCCTTGTCGGCCCACACAACGACGTAGGCCCGACCCTGGATCAGTGCTTCCAGGTGGACGGCATTGGAGTACGCATCCATGGAGGAGCGCTGCCAGAAAACGCGTGCATCCTTGTCGGTGCCGGCGTCTCCTGGGATGCGGAAGGAGTCGACGTTCAGGCGCTCGTTAGTGGCGTCCACGATCATGCCGCAGAAGTTGTCTCGCCACTGCTCAAAGACGGGAGCGAAAGCCTGCTTATACCGCATCTGCGAGAAAGCTAGCTTCTGCTGATCACCCTCGTAATAGCGGCTGTACTGCTGAGACCGGCTGTTAGGCCCACCAGGGACCTTCCCGTACAGGTACATGAGCCACTGGTCAGGGGTCTCGGGCTTACCTATGAAAGCCGTGTGACTTCCTGGGGGAACGATCATAGGCGGGGCCTCCCTTTAGAAGCCCACTACGCGTGACCTTCTGATTTTCAGTCGTCCATCTGCGATGGCATCGGCTCTGGCCTCCAGGGCGAGAACGGAACAAACGGCAAGGTCAATTTTTCGTTTGGAGCGAGGAGAGTCCTTCTGAATGAGGACTCCCTGAGACACCTCACGGGTAACGGCGTTCAGGACGTGTCGAGTAAGCCGGGGGTCTTCCTCGTGCTTGAGGTCCCCGACCATTACGGCGCTACGGAAGCGCTCGACTGCCTGTGTCATTCGGGTTGGCTTGTTGGTCCAGAACTCAAAGACGAAGTCTTCGCCGTGTTCAATGGCCCATCGCCCGATGGCCTCTTGCCAGTAAGGCGGGTCGCAGTACATCCACTCAACGCGGTACGTCTTGAATGCATTAGCCACCGCGGCTTCTACTGCGAGGACATCTACTTCCCAATCATCGTGGGCATTCTGGGGACGTTCCCAAACGCCGATGACGAAGAGCCTGGCATCTCGGAGGCGAACCCCGACAAGGCCTGTGGCGTCCCCTCGGATCGATCCGTCAAAGCCAATGGCTATCTGATCGCCCGGCATGATGGGGTCGGCTTCCTCGGCCGCACAGGCGTCCCACTCGCTCTTACTCATCCAGCCGTCTGAGGACTCAGCGATCTGATTGAAGAAGAAGCGGCAATAGGTGCTGTCAGGCGTCGTACGGTCGTAGAGGATCGTCCGCGTAAGCCCGTCAATGTCGGCCCATACGGCATCGCCGTAGGCCTCCCTGAGAGCCTGCTGAACCAGGGTTTCATCCCTGATGTCCTCTACCTCAATACCACCCTCAAGGCAGTCATAGAGCCAATAGCCCTGCTCCACCATGTCCGACTCGTGAATGATCTGAGCCACCGAGTCTTCATTGGGGTTGTACGCGTTCGTCGTGCACACCCACCGAGAACCGGCCTTGGTGGTCTTCTCAATGTTTCGCTTGATCGTCTGGTAGAAGTCCGGGCCCCCGTTGCTGGAAACCCAGTGGTGGACCTCGTCCATCAGAGCAAAGGTGGGGCGGTTACCCTCGTT